GCAAATCTTTCTCATTATTACCATATATATAGTGAAGGCTTTTGCCAAGAAACCCTACTGATTTAGATCCATATTTTCCGCTACCTCCCGGAAATTCTCAACCCTCATATCTTTAAAGCGATCCTCCTGCACTGCCACTTTTCGCTTCTTTGCGTACGTGCCTGGACTACATGAGATGAGAAGCATTGCCTTCCTCTTTCTACAGTAAAATGTACCGTTCGGAGGTTTCTGAGGAAGGTCCTCGTAACCCATCCACTTTGATCTCGAGAGAACAGTGACCTTCGCCTTGTCAAGGTAGAACCCTCTAACCACATCGTCCAGGTTTACAACCAGGCCCTCTATCGTAATGTACCTCTCGGGAGAACGTAATGCCTTTATATTGAGCTTCCTCTTGTCGAGATCGCATTCAAAGTTTTCACCTACAGGTGTGATGAGATTTGCAAGCCCTTGCAGTATAGATCTAGAGGCGGGCGTCCCCCTACTGTACGCTGCTCTGAGCCTGTCCAGGGCGGTATGTATTGAGCCTGAGACATTTGCACTACCTTGCGGTCCAAGGTTCCTCACTGAAAGCGCTTGTTGAAAAAGTGTTTCCTGTGATATGTGGTTAGCTGTTGCATACCCTACGTCCCTGTGGTACACCCAACCCTGGTCGCAGAAGGCCCTGCCTCCAAATGGATCTAGTGCAGTAGGTGCCCTAGCAAAACTAGCTTCCCACACTTTCCTACAAGGGCACTCAGCTGCTGCTATAGATGGATCCTCTTTTGGGACCAGATTCAGCCTCTTTGCAAGACGTTTTGCCAACCAAAACGAAGGAGACTTACTTGCTAGGAACTTAGCATCCTCGACAGCGACGAAGTGTTGGAACCCGTCATACATGTGCCAGAATTCGCCGATTTTTATCACAAATCCAAGTGAATCTTTGAAAGAACCTGGCCCACAACATATGAACCCGCATGGAGTGGTAGGAATTGCTCTCACGAAGCCGGATTCGCATGTATCAAATGCTCTATCAGCCAAAGTGTACCCTAGAGCCGCTAAGCCCCTGTGAAATTTGTCATTATCTGCACTCGAGTAAGCTACAGGCTCATTGACTACCCTGTCTTGCAAGGCACCTGAGACGCTGTCACCATCATAGCCCTTGTTGTAAAGATCAATTGCTTCCTCCTGAGTCAAACCGGGTCTGAACGACAGCTGACTCCTCAGCTTAGACTTTTTCACAGCAACCCTGGACTCTAATTTTGGCCGAATGGGCAAAAGAGGCAAATCTTTATCCAAGAACTGGTTTAGGGCGTTCCTAAAACAGAATGACTTCCTTAGAGACTTGTCAGCCGTAAGTAAGCTTCTGTGCACATCTTTGACAGTATGAGAGCGATATTCGGTTATTGTGACCTCAGTTCTGCCCTTGAATGATTTCCCAAACTGACTCATTTTTCAGAAGTAAATGTATTTGGTAATAGAGAGTAAAATTTGG